CAATCTTGTAGCCAGGCATTTCCTTTTCTAGCTGCTGAGTCTTCACTAACTCAATAGCTTTCTTTGTCATCGGATGCCCGTCTTTGATGTTGTACTGCTTGTTGAAGGCCTTGTCTGGACCGCCACAAGAGCAGATGATTAACGCTAAAGCAGCGATTAAAACAGTAAAGATACTTTTTTTCATACTCTTAATTTTTGTATTAGTGAAACAATAAAGGCCAGTAACGAATTACTGGCCAGCAAAGATACAATTTTTTCAATATCACAGCAGCAGAGATGAATATTCTGCCATCTGCTCTGTCGTGTAGCCTCCTATGTAGTGAGCAGACACGCCGTTGTTGCAGTGCCCCATCGCAAATTCTATGTAGTTTGCAGGCACTAGCTCTCTAGTCAGCACTGTTGCGAATGAGTGTCGTGCCCAAGTTGTTGTCACCCTCCTGTCCTCTTCGATTCCGAGCTCCCTGCACAGCTTAGCTATGTGCCTAGACACTTGGTTGTTGATGCAAGCAGTAGTCTTGTCTGCCTCTAGCGGTGTCATGCTGTCTTTTATGTAAGGAAAGATCCTATCTCCTGCCTTTATGTCAGTATCTAGCAGTGGCTCAAGCCATTTCGTCACTGGGACGATGATTGGAAAGTCGTTCTTTGCCTTTGTCTTGAGACGATAGTACGAAAGTTCTCTGCCGTTTGACTTGACCCATCGGTTGTCGGCTCTCAGTTGCAGCACATCAGCCAGATTCATTCCGCCAGTGAGATAAGAGAACAGCCACAGTCTGATGTGTTCGTCTCGGTGCTCAGTCCACCAGTCATAGATAATTCTCACCTGCTCTTTGCTCAGATACCAGTCTGTGCGCTTCTTGCCTCTCGGTATGTCCACCTTCTCTGTGTCATAGATGCATCTTCTGAACGGATAATTCTCTTCTTTCATCAGCTTTTTGTATATTAGCCAGTTGCATACTGCCTTGAAGTCACAGAGGTAGATCTTCATCGTTGATTCTGAGTAGCCCAGTTCATTCATTCTATTTCTCATGTCGATGAAGTGCTTAGCCGACAGCTTAGCTAGAGGCACATTGCCGAACATATCTTCAAATATCTTGAGCGCTGACTTGTAGTGTATAGCAGTAGAGTAGCTGTGATTGTCCTCTAGATTTCGTATCTTTTCCATTACGTAGTCGTTGAATGAGCTAGCTTTAACTTGCGGACACTTCATCAGATCAAGATGAAACTCTCCATGTGCCGAATAGATAGCTTTGACTTCCTCATACGCTTTCTCAAGTGCAGCGTATGCCAGTTGCCTCTCTACTGCGTCTGCTTTCTTCCAGTCAGCGAAGCCGAGTCTGCGTTTGAAGTACTTCTTTTCGTGGTAGACTCTAGTGATCACGCCACGCTTCTTGTCTTGTGTGAGTTCAATGCTCACATCCATGAATTTTCTTCTTTCTATTGTCTTTGCCATTTTGATTGCGAATTTGCTGTGAAAAATCTAGTGAAATTTTGCTCAAAAATGATTAGTGGAACGTTGGGAGAAGTTTTTCAACTCATTGCCAGTCATGTAAGTAAAAAATCGTACTTTTGCCGCCGGAATGTTCCACACATTGACTTTTGCGATACTAGTGAATGAGTTAGTGAGACCATTTCTCCCAACGCCCAACGATTCTGGGAATAATTATTCAAGAAGATTGCCATCATTGTCTATAACGAGAGTGGTCTTAGGCACATAGGCTTTGATGTAAGGAATCTCCTCAAATTGGTTGAGGGTAGCGTAGCCCCATTCATCATCTTGTTCGCCGAAGCCAGATCGGCAGTAGCAGAACAGCAGCCAGTCGCCATCTTCTTGCTTCTCGCCTTCTACCACGTACCAAGTCCAGCGGCTGAACATGTGGAAGATCACTATCTGCACTTCTCTTTGTTTCATGCCGTCTGTAGCGTACAGCTTAGGCAGCATCTCCAGTCTCTCTTGAATGCCAGCTTTATTCATTGGACCCTCCTTTCAGTCTATTATAGAGTTCTTGATTCCAGTCAATGTGCTGTTGCTGTTGCATATACTGGTTCTTGTAGCGGACCAGATTCTGTACGCTAGCTTCCAGCAATTCGATTTTCTTAATAGCATCTGCTTCCGATGCCATTGTTGTGTTCACTTTTTGCAGTTCAGAGAATATGTGTCTCGAGATTCTCTGCTGCTCGTGAAATGACTCAGCGATTTCAAGTTCTAAGTCTTTTGCGAATTGTTCAAATTTTTCTTTTTCCATTTTTACTGTTTTTTAGTTTGTTAATTGATGCCCCAAAAATAACATTTAGTCGGATTCGTTGGATGAGAAAACTCTGAAAATCTTATAGTTAGCTCATTTGCAGGGAGCTGCAAGAAGGCTATACTTTTCTTAAGATAATATAAAGATTGTCGTTGAGATCTGTTTTGACGGCATATATTGAACTGTAACCACTTAAAATCGATCAAAAATGAAAAAGTCAATCATCATCACCGTCATTCTGGCCGTCATCGCCATCGTCACCAACGCACAGAGCTTCTCTAACATGAGCGCATGCTTCTCTACAACATACTTGAAGGTACGGAATCTGTCCTATGAGTGGACGATCGAGTCTCTCACTATCAGCAACGACACTGTGTCTTTCACCGTGACTGGTGCTCCTGACTGCAAACACATTGCTGGCAACAGCCATAATCTCACCTTCTCTGGCAAGTGCCAGAGAGTCGAAAGAAGCGAGAACTCGGTTGCTTGGACGGACGGAACTCATAATGTCATCATCACTAAGATTGATTCTGAAAAGACGATGATCCTGATTCAATACGACAATCACAACGGCGACACTTGGGTGGTTACTTCTATTATATAATCTTTTTCGTCTCAATGCTTGTCAGGCAGCGATCTTCGGGTCGCTGCTTTTTTCGTGCTCAAATTTGATGCATAACGCTTCGTGAGTCATCCCATAAGGGTTTATGCCAGCAGCACGGTACTCGGCTCGCCAGCGTCACATATGCGTCCTTCTCGCTCTTTATTTCCATCACTCTGTCTTTATTTTTCAATACTGCATATACTGTGTCAAAGGGATTTCCATAAGTCCGTTTATTATTAGTATATAAAGTAAACCAGAAAGCAATGCTAATCACGTATAATGAGTTCATTTCAAGCGGTATGCCCACTTCGGACGACATAAGCTCTTACGAAGTGGAGGCCGCAATCAACGCTGTTGAGGAATTCTACCTCAAACAGAGACTAACAGACGAGCACTACATTGACTTGTCTGACAATCCTACCGATCCGACAAACCAGATTCTCCTAGAAGGAGGCAACATCGAGAACAAACACTACGCTGGACTGAAGAACGCACTCTATCACATGGTGTTTGCTTACATGCTAGTTGACGGCTACAGACTGACACGCTACAGCTCAGTAGAAAAAACTTCTGAGTTCTCCAAAGGAGTAGATCCTGAAGATCTCAATGAAACAGCAAGACGCCACTGGAACATCGGCATCTCATTTGTTCAAGAAGTACAAAGACACTATGGTCTGAATCCAGCAGAACACAGCGGAAATGACATGTTTGAATTACTGCTATGGTAAGCGCATCACTGACTGCCGCAGAGGGCAAATTCGTAACAGGCGTGTTGTTCGGAGGAATAACCGCCGCTGTAGTAGGAATCGTACCAGCACTAGTCTCTGTAGTGGTGCTTGTCGCAGCGGATTTCGCAACTGGAATATGGGCTGCTGTGAGGAACAAAGTGAAGATAGAGAGCCACAAGATGCGCCAGACGGCGTACAAGCTGCTAGCCTATCTGTCACTTATCGTTCTCGGCGCTATAATTGACGGCGGAATCGGATTCGATCTCAATCTTGGAACATTCGTTGCTGGCTACTGTGCTCTTGTCGAGTCCGCTTCCATTGTAGAGAACTTCGGCAAAATCACAGGACATGACGCATTTGACAAGCTCAGAGAAAAGCTAGGCAAAAAGACAGACAACCTATAAAATGAAAAAAGTCCGTTTTTGGTACAGTTAGGAGCAAAAGTTTACAATGCTACTTACTCTATTATAATAGCGAAGGTAGCATCTTAAAACTTATCCTCAAACACCCCTAAAAACGCACTTTTCGGAAAATAAAAGAAAATAAAAGATGTATCTAACAGAAAAAGCACAGAGAGTTATCAAATGGATAGCTTACGGCATTCAAGTGATCCTGATTGCGCTAGTTATCACATTCGGCGCAATGACCTCTAACAGAGGAAAGACCATCAAACAAGACCAGATCAGAATCAAAGCACTGACCGAACAAGTAGACTCGCTCAAAATGGTCAACGGGGTTCTAGGAGCAGAAGATGTGTTCACCGTTAACGTCAGCTTCAACATTTCACAGAAGAATGTGCTTTCATTCTCCCAGACCAACGCTCAAAACATTGCAAGAGAGGTAGCTACATTGACTCGTCAGGAGCTCTATGACTCTCTATACTCAAAAAATCTAGCAAAAAATGGGACTGTTCAACCGAGATAAGAAGACTAACGCTGTGCAAATCAATGAGGTGAACCAGAACTATGCTGGATGGTCGCCTTACATTTGGTTTCACAAGAAAGGCGACAAACCACTTGGAAATGTGTATCTTCAAGCAATAATGAATGTTATATGGAAAGGTCTCTCAAATGTGACATTCGAAGACACTGGAAAAGAGACCATCACTGTCAATGCGATCAACGATTTCGTAGAAAGCAACACTACTCTGCTTGTAAACCAGTACTTGAGACTCGGTTTTATCTGTGTGTTCTACGACAAGGACAGAAACTACCGCATTCCGCAGGACCCGGAGATCCGATATGACAAGTTCAGCAGAGTGATAAACGCTCACGCAGTAGTCATTTACTCTCCTCAGTACCAAACAGAGAGGACTTCACTGTTCAGAATCGCTCTTCCACTAATCGCTGACATCAACAAAATGTCAGGAGCAGAGGATTATTTGACTGAGACTCTCGGCTGTTTTGGCATACTTTCAGGCCAAGATATTCCAATCAATCCTGCTGGAAAAGAGCAACTGCTGTCGCAAATGACGGAAAAATACGGCATTGCAGACGGCAAATACAAGTTTATGCTCGCTAATCACGATATTAAGTACACTCCGATCGAGCCAGACATCAAAAATCTGGAGTTCAGAGAAAAAATAAAGGACCACTACAAAGTCCTTGCAAATCTCTTTGGTGTTCCTCTTCCTCTTCTGTTTGACGATGCTTCAACTTACAACAACGTCAAAGAGGCAAGAATCTTTTTCTATAACAACACGATACGCTACTACGCAGAAGTGCTGCTCAAAGTGGCAAAACATCTCATCACCGCAAGCAACGACTTCATTCCACAGTCAGCAGTGACATACAGGCTCGCTAATCTGCCTGAACTGGAGACTACGCTGTCTGCTGCTTGCGAAGAGAGAACAGCGCTGCTTGACTATCTGCTCAAACTGAAGACTGCTGGTCTTGATGTTGAGAAGGAATTGTCTCAGCTCTACATGGAGAGCCGTGATCTGCTGAAGCGTGTATAAAAACAAGAGTCAAAAAATGTTAAACCGAGTATATTTTGGAGGCGATGATCTCAGAATCTTCAATGCGAAGGAAGAGAACAGCTTCATATTCATCGAGGGAAGCGCTGCTCACTTCGGCACAGCTAACCTCAATGGCGAGATCGTGGACGCTGCATCATTCGAAGACTTCTTTGTTCTCTACAATGACGGCAAGCTCACTCCCGCTCTGAACTACAATCACGATCCCAACATGCTGATAGGCGGCATAGACAAGATCGAGATCAGAGAGGACACTCTCTATGTGGCTGCTCACGTAAACAAAGAGATTGCATTCTGCAGAGACACTCTAATTCCTATGATTATGTGTGGAGACTGCAATTCCTACAGCACTGAGGGATTCATTGATTTCAACCAGATTCGTGAGAACGAAGACGGCACCTACTATGCAGGCAAATTCCTGCTCACCGCTGTTGCTGTTGCTCCTGTGCCCGCTGACTACAAATCTGAGTTCACCATCAAGAACAATATCGAGCGCATCAAACAAGAGCGATTGGCGGAAGCTGCTGCTAAAAGGAAAATACACCTGATAGTCTGATAGTTAGACCTGAAATTTTTACAATGCTACCTTCGCTATTATAATAGAGTAAGTAGCATTGTAAAAAAATCTCCTCTATTTGATTGTATCCCAAAAAGTTAGCCCTAAAATCCACGGATTTTCGATTAACTCTCTTATTATTAACTATAACACCAAAGAAAATAATCCAACCACTTTAATGAAACAACTTTTCAAAAACTATCTTGAGAAAGAGCTGGCTAAGAATCAGTCCATTCTTTCTCAGAACACGCTGTCAGAGGAAGACAGAGCTGTCGTAGAAGCAGCTGTTGCCTCTCTTCAGGAGACTATCGAAGCAGTTGACGCTGCTGAGGACAACACCCTCATTGACGAGCTGAAGGCTACTGTCGAGACTATGCAAGAGTCACTGACCGCAATCAAAGAGAAAATCAATCAAACACAAAAAGAAGAACCAACTACCGAAATGGAAAATTATCTTTCTACACAGAACGCTGTGCACGATTTCGCACAGGCTGTTCGCAATTCCCGCAACGGAGCTGAGTTTGCTAAGAACTGGGGCTCTGTGCTTTCAACTAACGGAATCACCATCGCTTCTGGCAGCGAAGAGTACTTCCTTCCCGAGATCGTCAAGAGCAAGATCCAAGATCAGTGGGATCGCAATGCTGACTGGCTGAAAGACCTCATGATCCTGAACGGCGTGAAGCGTTACACTGTACGCAAGAACGATTCTGCTCAGACCGATGAGACTAGCCGCGCTAAAGGCTGGAAGAAAGGCGACACCAAAGTATCTCAGGCTCTGCAGTTCTCTGGCAAGCTCATCACAACTCAGTTCATCTACAAGCTGGCTGAGATCTCTACTCAGGACGAATGGGATGACGAGACTGTTGTTGACTACATCGTTAACGAGCTCGTTGACCAGATCCTCTACGAAGAGAAGAGAGCTATCCTCGTTGGCGACGGTCGCGAAAGTAATTCTGACTATAAGATCAACAGCTTCGAGGCAATAGCAAAGACAACTGCTGACGCCTACACCAACGTTGCTACTGTCACTGCAAACGGCTTCTTGGTCGATGACATTCGTGCTCTGGTCGATGGAATCCACAACCCGAACGGCAAGGCAATCTATGTCTTCATGAGCAAGGCTGACCTTCGCACTCTCGCAAGAGTTCAGGCATCTGAGACCTCTACTCCGATGTACATGGGCACTGAGCAAGTTGCTGAGCAAATCGGCGCAACTAAGATCATCACTACTGATCTTCTCGGAAGCTCTTTCAAGGCTGTTGCTATGATCCCGTCTGAGTATGTCCTCATTGGCGCTAACGTCCTCAACCCGACACTCTACAGCTGGCACGAAGGTTACAAGAACCTCGATGTCTATCGTTACGAGTGCCCTGCTGGCGGCGGTATCCAAGGACTGAAGTCTACTGCTGTTCTTAAAGCTGAATAACGAAGTTCCACAACAAAACGGAGGGAGTCTTCTCCCTCCCTTTTCAACTTACAACATCAATTACGTAAATAAAAGATATATAATACATTATGGCAAATCTTTGCGAAAAACTGCTCGCTGGCTGCATCGGCGCTGACTGCGACAATCCCGTATTCGCTGGAATGGAATCAAAGGCTTGGATCTTCAACAAATCCGAGATCGCTAGCTTCACATACGATTCACAGAACCCGAACCTGATCACTGACATTACAATGAAGGAGATCAGCTCTGGTGTTAACGCTGTGGGTTACACCATCACCCAGCTCGGCAAGACCCCGTTCACTGGAACTAACACTGCTCTGGTAGAGGGTAACGCCGCAAACAAATTCACTGAGACTTTCAACTTCATCGTACCTGACAACTCTCCTGCTGCTTCTATGCTGCTAGACAACATTGCTAACGGCAAATTCGTGGTCGTTGCAAAGAACGAGTACACTGGCTCTGACAGCAAGGGTGCATTCCAAGTGTACGGCGCAAAGAAAGGACTCGTAGCAACAGCAATGGAGCGTGACGCTTACGGCGAAGACGCTGATGGCGGTTGGTCTGTCACTCTGACTTCAGAGAACACTCCTAACTCTGCACTGTTCTTCTACAAGACTGACGCTGCTACAACTGAGTCTACTCTGGACGCACTGGTTGACTGCGGTGACTAACGAAGTGGTCGAGCCACTTCTGTGGCGAGACTAGTATTCACTGTCGTGAAACGACTAATTCACTCAAGTGAAACTGAAAGACAAAGGGCTCTGGCTCGCTGAGAGCCTTAGCCCTTTTCTTTTGAAATGAAATTACACTATGACTAGAGAAGAGATCAGAGAAAAGTTTGATGCGATAACAGATCCGTACAATCAGAAGCAAGAGCTCTATGAAGTGTTAGATCTGCTAGAGATCAAATACAAGAAGACAAACTGCAGAAACTGCATCTTAGATTATTTTCGGATAGCTCAAGAGGAGCTCGGAATAATCGAAGACGCATCAGAAGAGAGCAACTTCAATAACATAAAACTCACAAATGAGCAGCCAGCAACGGTGCTCAAGTATGTATGGCCGAGACCAGTCAGTTGGAAAGGCCACATCATCAACGACCGCACGCCAGAATTGGTGAAGCGGGAATTCCACAAAACACACAAAGGCTTCTACATTGAGCAAGCCATAATTCCTTTCAATGAAACAAATTAACCAAAACATATATGGCAAAGATAAAATTTATGCCGATTCAAAATCCCATTGATAAACTTTATACCGATGTCACTGGAATGCCTTTCCCTGTAAGCGCTGCTGTAACTGGTGGCAATGCTGACCTCCAGTTCGGCACTCTGAATATAGGGTTGCTCGATCCAGTTTATTACGAGATCAGTGCAATTACGATGACCGCTAATCAGGACATGACTGGTAAAGAAGTGCATGTAAACGGCGGCGGCGATTCGTATTTCACCATAGAAATGACCCCATCAGAAAATGACCCAAAGCTGCTTGTCGTTGTTGATCTATATCCTGTTACCAACTATACTGATAATATGCTAATTCATCCAAATGATATTGCTACTACTCATATCCAGCCAGACGATGTAGAAGGTCCTGTAGCAAACTATCATGTTGACTACAACTGGGGAACAGCAGTAATTGATTATCTCGAGCACGGCAGGGATGGTGAAAGCGATCCAGAGTTCAGAATCACTCTAGACGCTGACCTAAGTGACTGGGCAATGGCAAGAATAGCTGATGGAGAAGAACAAGGTGGTGTTCTTGATCCTGGTCCTTGGCCAGTAATTTACTTGAATGCAGATTATGAAACCATACAGTTCAATGAACAAGAAGCCCCTGCAACTATTGTTGACAATCATTTCCACGGTGTTTCATACGCTTCAGTATCTGACAACATTCAAACACTTTGCGATAATTGGAATAACCTGAATCCTACAGATCTCTATTGTACAAACACAATTGATGTTGTTGATATGCAACAAGGATATCCAGTTGTGCAAGTTGGTGTTGGTTTTAGAGCAACATTCGGCTCCTACGTTCCTGATTGCCAATAAGTAATAAGTCTAAAAATCAACTAGATAAAACATGAGTTCAAAATACAGAATAATTCCTCTCGGAGGTGGAGGTATGGATCCTTCCACCAAGTACGGAGCTAGCATTTCAATGTCAATGGATCAGGACTACATTCTGAGTGTCCAGCTCCTTGACCAAGACGGAAATGCTCTAGGCTCAGAACAAACTGTTGACCTTCCTCTTGAATCTGTCGTGGTCGGAGGTTCTTATGACTCTGCTACTAAGAGCTTGATCCTCACTCTCGACAACGGCAACACGATAACTATTCCAGTCGGAGACCTTGTGTCTGGACTGCAGACTGAGATCACTGCTCAGAATCCGCTTTCTGCAGATCTAGTAGCTGACGGAACAAACAACAAGGTGTTCACTGCTGCTGAGAAGACTAAGCTAGACGGCTTGACAGTCGGGGACGGCACAGTGACTGTCACTCAAGATGGTCAGACGCTCGGAAGTTTCACAACTAACCAATCTGGAGACACAACTATTGACATACCTGCTGCTGGCGGCGGATGCAATGCTTGGTACGGCACTCAGGCTCAGTTTGATGCACTTGGCACCTACGATGATGACACTGACTACTTCATCACAGACAAGCTGGACTACAACAAGGACATCAAGAATAAGCCAAATCTGTCAGATTATGTTACAACTTCAACACTTAGTTCTGCTGTAGATGAGCTAGATGCTAAAAATCTTGAACAGGATGCTTCTATTGCCGAAAAACTGAGTGGTGAATTCATTACTCAACAAGAGTTTGATGCAATGGGACAGGCTGTCCCAGAGGGTAAGAACTATTTCATCGAGGGAAATACCGTTGAGATGGTTGTAACATTCCAAGATCAAACAACTGCAACTTATAATGTCGTAGTCGATTAAATAAAATTAAATAAAAATCTTTATAAAATGATTATTAAGAAATATTACAAGCTTGTAAGAGTCTCACACGCAGATTCTGATTTTTTCAGAATCAATAATTTGAGTAATGAGGTAGGAAAGTTCTCTTTAGTTAAATATTCACAACACGCAGGATTACCTGTACCAACTCTAGAATACTCTTTGGATGGCGCAAGCTGGAACTCCTATGATGTTCAGAACACAGAAGAGGTAGATGTACTGCCTGGCTCTGCTATTTATCTGCGCGGCACGAATAATACAAAATTCGCATATAGTGATGGAACATTCATTACTGCTTGGTATAGTGTACATTTTACAAAAACTTATTCTGTTGGTGGAAATATAATTACACTGTTAGACAAAACGAACTATAGCACAATTAACACAATAGATGGAAATTCTGGGTTTGGAAACTTTTTCAAGAATGAGACAAATCTAACAGACGCATCAAATCTCAATTTTGGTTCTGTAACAACTCTTCCAGACGGAGATACTTTGGGTGGCACTTACGGTTCGTTATATGGAATGTTCTGGGGATGCACTAACCTTGTTTCTGTACCAGATGTAACAGGTATCACCAGTTGTGGAAGAACTGCTATGGCTTCTATGTTCTATGGGTGTACATCACTTGAAGTAGGTATAGATCTATCTCAACTTACTTCTGTTAGATACTGGGTTGCTTCTGGAATGTATACAAATTGTCAAAAGTTGAAACGCGCAATTGCACCAAATGTTCAAAACTTAGTAAACACTGCTTGTCTTAACAATTGGTTGTCGGGTGCAGGTACTCAAGCAACTGGAACAAAGACAGTTTCAGTACCGACTGGAGCTACAATCAATACTGACTCTGATTCTGGCATCCCAACTGGTTGGACAAGAGTCGATTACTAATAAAATAACCTCCTTTAAGCTATGGCAATGACAATAGGAGGAAAGACACCTCAATCAATCGAGATCGATGGCAAGGCAGTTCAGAGCCTTGCCATCGGTGGAGAGGTGGTGTGGTCTCAACAAGAGCAAGTAGACTATTTCTACATTCAGAATGCTTACAATGGCCCTAACACTGTAATTCTCACCAAAACTGGGTCACCTACAACAGGAAGCACATTAGAATGGTCAACAGACCAAGAGACTTGGGGCACTGTAGCTTATGACTCTAACAATCAACTAGAGATTCCTTTAGCTAGTCAATACGATAAAGTGTACTTTAGGAGTACTGATGGTTTTAGCTCTTCTAACAATAACTACTATGTCTTTAGCAGCAGTCAATCAATCAATGCAGGTGGTGACATCTGGACATTGATTGACTTCACATCAGAGATTGTACCCGATGTCCCAGAATATGGTTTTTATCGATTATTCTATAATTGTAGCACTCTTATTGAAGTATTAGACTTGAGTATTCCGAATATTAGTGACAATGGACTATCTACTTGCTTCACTGGTTGCACTTCACTCACTACAGGTCCTGACTTAAGCAATGTGACTTCTGTTGGCAATGGTGGACTACGTAGCTGCTTCTATAATTGCACTGCACTCATGACTGCTCCTGACTTGAGCAATGTGACTTCTGTTGGCAACTATGGACTATCTACTTGCTTCGGCAGTTGCACTTCTTTGACTACAGCACCTGACTTGAGCAATGTTACTTCTGTTGGCAACTATGGACTACAAACCTGTTTTAGAAGTTGCACTTCTTTGACTACAGCACCTGACTTGAGCAATGTTACTTCTGTTGGAGACAGTGGACTATACTCCTGCTTCAACGGTTGCACTTCACTCACTACAGGTCCTGACTTGAGCAATGTGACTTCTGTTGGCAATAGTGGACTAGCTCAATGCTTCCAAGGTTGTGAAAACCTTGGTGAAGCCACAGCTCCAAATATCTCAAATTTGACTGTTAATTATGTATTAGCCAATTGGCTAAACGGCGCAGGGACACAAGCAACAGGGACTAAGGTAGTAAGAGTCCCGACTGGAGCTACCATAAATACTGGTGATTCTGGTATTCCTTCTGGTTGGACACGAGTCAACTACTAACATAACTCCGATCTTTTCTATACTACTCACGGGGCAGCAATCTGCTGCCCCTTTCTTGTTTAAGGCAAAACTTCGTTTATTATATTCTAAATAAATCACAACGAAATGACACTAGTCAACAAAATCAGAGCAATTCTCGGCTCTATAGATGACATAAACACAGTTATGTACGACTCTGGCTGGTCTGCTAATGTGAGAATAGACCGCAATCCAGCTCCGTATGCGCTGCTTTACCTCTTGTCTGACTGGACGCTTGACATATCGAAAGGCGTATCAAAGGAAGGCGCTGACATTCAAGTGTTCTTTTTCGACAAGGCAAATCTTGACGCAAAAGGCGAAGAGAAAGACCTAATCGTCACTCAAATGGAGCTGATAGCAAGAGAATTCATCCGCAGAGTGCTAGCCGACAACACCATCATAGTAGCAGAAGACACAATCAAGCTCAGATCCTCTTGGGGACAGTTCGACAAGTTTTGTGTCGGCGTGTCTGTCACTATGAAGCTAGAGGACAAACAAGGTGGTTGCATATAATAGGCGAGAAGGACGCATACGTGACGCTGGCGAGCTAGAAACATCTTCTCCTTAGTGGTTACTCATTTGAAGTCATTTCTCTGTCGCTGGCGTCAAGTTTACTAAAACACAATTCATTACCAATAAGATGCAAATCACAAAACGAACAAGACTCAAAGAGCTGTTGCCGTTACTTGCTGATAAAGAGAGAATTGAATCTGTATTAGAGCAGATAGAGGAATATCCGCTAAGGAAGGACGTGATCTCTATGACTGTAGGCGAGTTTTCAGAGATAGTGCTAGAGGAAGAGAATTTCATATCTGAGCTGTTGCGTCCAAACGAAAGAGCATACAAAGCGTTGGGACGGCTGAAGAACTACAAACGACAGATGAAGCAGCTGATTGACTGGATCAAGAAGTTTCAAGTAAAACAAACACAAGACGAGAAAGCTGCTGCGCAGGGAATCCAGTTTCCAGACATGTGCTCTAGAATGCTCATAGTAGTTACTGAGTTCTTTCACTTGAAGTCATTCAAAGAAGCAGAATCTGTTCCTCTAGCCGACTACTTACTCATATTACAAGAACAAAGCACGTCGATACAATACCAACGTGCTTATAATAAGCTTATAGAGATGAAAAATAAATCTAAAAAGAAGAAGTAATTCTAGAAAGCCGTCTCGAAATAGTCTGTGTGCTAACGCCATATAACTTTCCGACACTTCGCATTGACTGTTTCAAGATAGTTATTCTATATAGTACATCATCCATCGGAATATCTTTGAATAGCGGATGCTTCTCTTGACAACGACCATAGCAGTGATGGGATTTACCTGTTACACCGTACATACCATTTTTGCTTCCGATGTTACCACCATGAAGTTCCATGTGCTCTTTATGTGTTAGAAGTATTAGTCTATCTGCTGACACATTATAATACAACCCAGCGGATTTTAGCTCTTTATAACTCATACCGAGATCTATCTCATCTTTGTGGTGGCATTCATACACTTGGGAATCATCGCTCTTTGCTCTGTCGTAATTCTCAATTAGTGATACGTCTTCACCGCAATATCTTTTAAGCCTTTTAGGTAACATAAAATTTGATTCTATATAAATAAAATATTGAAAAAATGACCGACTTCACTGAATTACTAAAGTCCTTTGGTGAGAACGTGTGTGCTGACATCAGAATGCAGATGGCACAATACGGCCTAGGGGACTCTGATTTAGCAAAAAGCGTAGCATACGAAGTGAATGGCAATGAAGTTAAAATCACTGCAAATTCGTACTATGATTATGCTGAGAAAGGTAGAGGTCCAGGCAAGGTGCCATATAAATTCGAGGATATTGTTTCAGCGTGGGCTGTAGGAAGAGGTATAAGGCCACCAGACCTAATGAAATTCGCAAGTGCCGTAAAATGGAGAACTATACGAGAGGGGTCTTATTTATATCGCAATCCAGATAAACAAAGAGACTTCGATTCTACTCCGATACAAGAGAATCTCGATTGGCTGAATGGTCAGGTTGGTGTCTTCCTTATGTCAGATTTATAAAAAGTCCGTTTTTGGTACTATTAGGAGCAAAAGTTTACAATGCTACCTTCGCTATTATAATAGAGTAACTAGCATTGTAAACTTTGTCCCTAAACACCCCTTAAAACGCACTTTTTGATAAAGTCAAAGAAAACCAAAAACCGTGTTATTATATACATATAAAACAATGAAAACAAACAATGGCACAATACTCAACTAAAAGTGCAGATCCAAAGGTCATACTCGATCTTAAGGTGAACGCTAAGGACGCGATAGAGGCCATTATCCGTGCAAAAGAGCAGATAACTGCGCTCAAAGAAGAGCAGAAGCAGTTAGAAGCTGAGATGCGAAAGGGGAACGGCACTAAAGAGATGAAAGAGCGTCTCGTGCTGATAAACACGGAAGTTCGTGACCTCAACACTGTGATGAGAGCCAATCAGCGTGAGCTTGACAACAACGTAAAGGCTTACAAGCAGAATGGCGACAGCATCAATGCTATGCGTGCTCAGATTAAGAATCTCCGTCAGGCTTATGAGGATCTGTCAAAAGCAGACCGTGAGTCGGCTGTCGGCGAGAAGATGTTAGCTGACATAGACAAGCTCGGCACCGAGATCAAGAGTCTCGAGCAGGCGCAAGGCGACTTCCGTTCTTCCGTTGGATCATACGGCAAACTGTTCGACACTACTGCTGACCAGATGCAGTCATTCGGTTCAGTGCTAGCTTCCATTTTCGGCCAGAACTCTATCATCGGAAAGGCAGCTACTGTAGTTACTGGATTCGGCAAGAGCATCAGCGATATGTCTAAGAATATCACTGATATGGCAAGCACTGCAAGTCAGTCATCAAAGTCTGTTGCCGATTTAGGTACTTCTATTACTAACACCGCATCCAGCGTCACTGGAATGAATGACGCTATGGATAAGACAACTACTGTAGTTCAGGGATTCGGCGCTGCTGAGAGAGCAGCTGCCGATGCAGCTAAGGGAATGGCAACAAACAGCAGTGCTGCTGCTACTGCTACTTCTCAGACTGCTGCTGCTTCTACCGCTGCAACTACTGCTACAACTGGTCTTGCTGGTGGATTCAAAGCTGCCGCTACTGCTGCTGGCACATTGGCTAAACAGTTGCTCAAGCTTCTGGCTAATCCGTATGTTGCTCTGTTTGCTGCTATCGTTGCAATAGTGATGAAATTGGTCGATGCATTCAAGAAGAACGATGTAGCGATGACTGAGCTGCAGTCTGCTATGAACGCATTCAGACCAATCTTAGACCTGATAAACAAGGCATTCCAAGCTCTTGTCGGAGTAGTCACTAAGGTGGTGTCTGCCATCGGCAATGTCGTGAAGTCAATCACTAATGCTATTCCGTTCCTGAGAGAATACGCAGAACAAGAGGAAGACATTGTTCGAAGCACCGATGCGCTAGAAGACGCTGAGCGAGAATATGCAATAAACTCCGCTAAGAGACAGTCTCAAATCTCTGAATTGAGGAACAAAGCAACAGAATCTGAGAAGTACTCATATTCTGAGAGACGCAAATTCCTCGAAGATGCTATGGAACTGGAGAAACAGGATGTAGCAGAGAGGAAAGCAAACGCAGAGGAAGCTGTCAGAATAGCTGAGCAGAAAGCGCTCAATGAGATCGGCTACACGAAGATGACCGCTGAAGCTTGGGAAATGCTGTCTGATGAACAGAAGAATCATATCACCGAGCTCAGAGTCAACGTAGAGTCCCTGTCTGGTGAGTTCGCTGATGCTACAAGGAGAATGACTACACAACTCAATTCATTCGACAAGGAGGAGAAAGCTGCTGCTAAACAGCGTGCTAAAGCTGCTGCTGATGCTGCTAAAGAGAGAAAGAGAATAGAATTGGAGGCATATCGTTCTCTAGAAGACACTTATGTCAAGAGCATAAAGGACACACAGGCAAGAGCAGAAGCAGAACTCAAAAACTCATACGGCCGTCAGGTAGAGGATCTCAAAGAAAAGCTCAAGACAGAGAAGAATCTGTCTGAAAATGCTAGACGATACATCAACCAGAGGATCGTTCTTCTAGAAGCTGAACTGCAGGAGAAGCTCAGCGATCTAAGGGAACAGTTCTCTGATTCTGAGATGAAAAAAGAGCTCGAGCGTCAGAAAGAGTGGTATTCTACTCTATTGAACAGTGTCCGTGGCGAAGCAAAAGATGCAGTAGAGATTGAGTTGGTGAAGATAAACAACAAAGCACTGACAAAAGCTCTCGATGAAACTCTTACCTCTGTCCAGAAGGCAAAAGAAGCAGTGTCCTCTGACTTGAAGTCACTCACTGACGAGGAGATCATGCTCAAGTACAGTATGGACAGAGATGGTCTAAAGAATCTAGAAGCTTACTATATCGGGGAAGAGCAAGCTACTGCTATTCATGTAAAACAGATGAAGGAGCAGATAGCACAACAAGAACAGCTCGCTATCACTCGTATCACAAGAGAAGGCATGAATGCTAGAGAGTCACTCGCACAAGAGCATGCAACTCTTCTCAGTGATATAGAGACCGCTAAGGGACTTGAGACATACTACTACAACGAAGTCGAAAAGACTAGAATACTGCAAGAACAAGCACAAAAGAGACTTGAAATTGCACAGCAGAATCTTGAAACTCTTAAAGGTTACAGCGAACAAGAACAAATTGCTATATACGGATCAGTTGAGGCATATCAAAATGCTCTTCTGCAAGCTCAACTCGATGTAGTGAACGGTGAGAACGCTGTTGCTGAGGCCGCAAGGAACACTACTGCTGCTATCGCTGCTCAGAAAGACCAGATGATAGAGACATTCAAGACTATCGGAAGCTCAATAAGCTCAGTTCTTGGCAGTTTCCAGAGCATATTTGACACATTAGCTGAGTCTGATGAGAAGTACAAGAAGTATTCAACTGCTCTTGCAATGATGAACATCCTAGTCAGCACTGCGGTTTCAATAGCTAACGCAATTCAGGGCGCTACTGCTGCAGCCGCTGCTACTGGTCCTGGAGCTCCAATCGCTACTCCAGTGTTCATAGCTGAGATGGTGGCAATCGTTGCTGGTGCAATCGCTTCTGCTACTGCTACTCTCAAGAAAGCTCAGTCATCTGCACCTGCAAAACCGAAATTCGCTACTGGTGGTCCAGTAGATCGTTCTGTTTCAGGAGGTATGATCGGCACTAAGACCACTAAGAGAAAAGATGACACAATAGATGCAAAACTGTCACTTGGTGAATATGTTATTAAGTCAGAGATCGTCAAGAAGTACGGCATCGGATTCTTCGATGAGATCAACGAGACACGCCGCAGAAAACCAGAGCTTCCGATGAGGTTCGCTGGCGGTGGCACCGTTCCTTCACTGACAACTATCAACCAGATGACAACTGCTATCGACTATTCTGAGATGGGAGAAGTATTCAGAGATGCTGTCTCTGACATACAGCCAGTCGTAAGCGTACAAGAGATCAATTCAATGCAAACACGTGTAACGGTGAAAGAAGCTACTGCTTCATACAACTAACGAAGTGGGCAAGCCACTTCTGCGGCAATAACTAGGCTTCGACCGTTTCACGGTCTCGCCGAGAAACTAAAAAACAAAACAACATGAGAACAACACAAATAGGCGGTGCTACAATAGATTATCCAGAGGAGCTTGTATGGAAGCAAGACTCCAATATTATCACTGTTTCAGGATTGAGCAACATCGGTGCAATGATCGTTGTTGCAAATCCTGCTCAGGATTATTACACACTAGAGTACTACTCAGAACAAGATCAGCTGGTGTTCGGATTAGATGATGTCATAAAGGCACTCTACAACGACAACATTGGCGCTTGGTACTGCAAAGTCACTCCGTATTCTGGAAACAACAGCATCGGCCAGTCATTCAACTTCAATTTCAGAGTTCTAGACGGAAAATCCTTCTCTTCTAGATCACACGGAATAAGCTCAACAATCTACATCTACGGTCCAGAAGAACTGCAGAAAGTGTTCGTTTATTCGCCGCAGCAGGGTGTTGCAGTTTGTGGCCAATGGGGTTACAACTGCTATTATGGCCTTAACACATTCAATCTTACTGGACCGATCCGTTATGAAGGAGAGTACACTCTGTGTCTGAGAGATTCAAACGAGACTCCTCCGTCTGCTTCTATCACTGGCGTTGATGCAATAACCCCACAGCTGAACAATATTTCATTCTCCGTTTTAGCTGGACACCAGACAGAAGAGATCTACGGTGGCGATGTATTCGATGAAAACAAGGTGATATTCCCTGTCTGTCACAAGATTATCTATCAAAATCACTGTGATGACTACAACTTCGGCGAGATCCGTTACACAGATCTTGACGGAATGATGAGGTATCTTGGCGGAAAGGTAGTAGAGGACAATGACGATGTGAAGACAGAAGATTATTTCACTACTTCTTCCTCTGTGTACAAGAAGACACCTAACAGATACATTCTATCGCATGAGAAGACAATAAAAATGAATTTGATTGACATCGAAAAAGATGCATATCCACACGATTTGCTGTATTCTCAAGCCATTTACTTCAAGAGCTGGAACGGCGAATATGTGCCATGCTCTCTGAAGACATCTAAATTCACAAGAAAAGACGATGACACTTACGACATCGAGCTTGAAATAATCATTAGCAGATAAAATGATCAGAATACAACTCGGAAACGACTGGCTTGACACATACGCTGACGAGAATGTTGAGCTCAGTTGGGAGGCATTCCGATTCCAGAAGGGACTTAGAGCAGGCTACACAAACGACTTAGACATTCCGAAGACAACTAAGAACCTGTCTATTCTGCAAGCTGTTGGTCTGCTAGATCGTTCCACTCAACCTTTCGGCACTAAGACTGCCAAAGGCGTGATTCAACTGGAGGTGAGAATGCTGCCAATACACATTCAGGTGGCTGCTGTCAATGCAGAGAATATCAAAATCTGTCTGTATGAGGACGCATTTCCAGAGAAGATAAAGGACAAGACGCTCAGGAATTATTTCATTGACAATCAGTCAACAATTCTTCTTTGGAACGAGGAATCAATGACACGTTATCCTGATCAGCTAAGAGTCTACGACTATGGTATGCCGTATGACACCCTATACGCTCAGAGGCACCCAGTCACACCAGTTAATGCGCTGATTCAAGGAATAGGCAACTCGCTCGGAGTAGTGCTTCCGCAAGTTGACAACAACTGGTATGCTATGTCAACACGAAAGGTAGTGTGCCCGCAGAACAGCAAACAGATGGTAGAAGGAATCTGTGATCTGTCTACAGGTGACTATATGCTGTCTGGAGGCCAGCACATAACAAACAATTTGACCATCAACTATGGCGATGGACAAGCGGAGATCGTCTTCAACAGATCCGCTAGCATACACATTGACATTTGGGTATCTTGGAACGTGAAGAATTCAGGAACATACAGCTTTCCGTTTGTAGTCAATTACAATGAGAACGGCACAAACACAACACATCAGTACAATCTGAGAGCAGATCTGTACAGGAACAAGATAGACACTACTTCTCTCAATCTGAATGTGAATGAAGGAGGAAAGCTCACGTTTGCACTGATAAACCAAGAGTATTTCGACAGCAGCGCATTCATTGCTGACATAACACTGAGCAACTACCAGATCACAGAGGAAGACTACGACGAGGAATTGGCTTATATCGCTAGAAGACCAAGACTTCTGTACTATGACTGGAACGCAGATGGAGTGATGTCTGCTCCGTGGAACGGCGTTACATTCAACTATTCATACAAAGAGCGTGGCGTTGCAGGATCAAAACACAGCAACGTTGGAACATTCGATAGAAGCTTGAGCTATTTTGGAATATACTGCAATCTCCCAAATGCAAAAGTATCAGACTTCCTCTATTCTCTTCAGTGGACAATCGGAAAGAAGATGAATTTTGATCACAAGAATACAATAACTTGGCGAGATACTGATGAATCGGCAGTTATTGACGGCTATATCACAGAAATAAGACCAAAATCAGACAGATTGGGACAGAGAAACTACATGAAGTTCCAAGATGACGATAATCCGCTGCTAGTTTCACGAATAAAAAATGCTTGGCTGTCTCATTCAGTCAATGTAGTGGAGAGCAAATTCGGCAGAGTAACAAACATATCTCAATTCACTGGAAAGATCAAACAATATTCCAATCCGACACATGAAGCCGACTCAAATGAGTATAAATGTGACTTCAATGAAATAGATTCACTCACGCTGTGGTGGAAGTATTCACAATCTGGACCTGTTACTGTTCAGACAGACAGCATAAGAGACATTCCAGTTAACACCTTCGGACTAGAGGCACTGACACAATCGCTCGAGGTTGACATCACAACATTCACACCTCAGCTCAGAGACAAAGACATCGTGTATCTAGACGGCAGAAAGTTCTTCATAGTTACTTGCAAGACTGATTTAGAGACACAGAGATCTCAATTGACCTGTCTTTGCATACCTCCGAAAAATCCGAATGAAACAAAACTAGACTAACAAAATAAAGAATACGATAAATGAACATAACTCAATCCATCGTAAGAGTTTATGCGGATGAGAATCTGACACAGCTAGTAGCTTCTGAGACTACTGCTGGTCCAGCTACTACAATTCCGTTTGAGGACCTTACAGAAGGTGCTGTGTTCTGGGCTACTGTTCAGGTAACAGCTGACGGCATGCAAAGTGCAGAGTCTGATCCGTTCAAGTTCTACACTCTGCCAGACGTAGAGTACTTCACTCCGCCAGAAGCTGGCTTGAACTACATTTCAGTTCAGTTGCTTGAGGTTACCGACACAGTCGATGTCAGAACATTCGGACTGAGACTGTCAACAGACAGCAATTTCACAACATACACCGACTACACGGGGCCACAAGGAGGTATAGACATCTGGAATTTGCCTTCAAACACCAACTTTTGGGTAAGACCTCTCATAATTGATGAGTTCGGAAGACTTTGGGTAGATGAAGATCTGACTGTTGCTCTGACTACTGGAACTGCTTTGCCGACTATCAACTGGAGCGGCATGTCTGCAATCGGAACAACTACATTCAACGGCGCAGTGAATGTGACATCAACTACTCCGATACTGAGCGTTGTGTGCACCTACACGAAACAGGGAGGCACTGCACAGACTCTCAATCTTACTGCAACTACAGGAGTACAACCAGTAAACCTCACTGGTCTTTCACCAAATTCACAGTATACCGTCGTAGTGAGAGCAACTAATGCCGCTGGCTACGCTGAGACTACAACTATGACATTCACTACGATGAACGGTGAAGCTGCTGGCGTTGAGGTTGCATGCGGCGTTGGAGGGGTAGACAACTCTACAAACGAGATTCCAGTAGAGTCTAAGGCCATAATTCCTGCCGATGTCACTATAACTGGTCACTACATCGAGCTGTGGGAAAATGACACGCACTCTGGAACAGCATTTGAGAGCATAAACTGCGGCACAGCATTGAATGTAATGAACACTCTTGCACATGCAGATCCAGATGATACATACTTCGTGTTCAGTAGAGTGACTTACACGATAGGCAGCGATCATACTGAGTATGAAGCTTGGTCTGAGCCAGTTGAGGTGCTCACTTACTCTCTGCTATCGTTTAGTGTAATAAATACTACGAATACAACAGCAGATATTCAATATACCGTTTTAGGTGCTAGCAAATCTGTTGATATCCAGTATTCTGAAGATGGGGAAATTTGGAATAAAACAACTTCATCTATTCAGTATAGATATGCTGTATCCGCAGAAGACTTGAAACCAGACACTACATATTTAGTAAGAGGACGCTGCCAGTCCGATGCTGGTTGGAGCGGGTATGTATACTCCTCATTCAAGACATCAGATATTGCTACTGGTATCACTATAACAAGTATAGCTGCTGGTTATAACACTGCATCAATAAATCTTAACATATACTAAAAAGAATATTTAATTATGGCAATAACACAAATAGGGGTAAAAGTGTCTCTTTCGCCAGACTTTGACAGACAAGATGATATAACTGTACTTTCAGAGAGTGGTTCTTTTGGAGACAACAAAATGCCAGTCGGAGGTCTGTCTGAAGGAACACAATATTACGCAAAAGGCTGGTTTGTTCAGGACGGTATAAAGATAGAGACAGACAGATACTCTACATTTACAACAAGGGCAACTGATGACGACAGATTCCGATTCGAGAATGCTGACACTTCTCCAGTGTTCATTGAATTGAGTAAGCACGGCAGTCCAAACAATATCACTCTTTCATACTCTGCTGATGGAAGTACTTGGAGCACATGGGATAGCAGCGTTCATCCGTATGTGTTTGAATATGAAATTCCAGTTGGCGGCTCTCTATATCTTAAAGGCGACAACTGGGGGACTGGTAACCACGCATTTATTGGAAATAATGCCAGCTGGCAATTCACTGCCGATGGGGACGTAGAGTGCCACGGTAATATCATGTATCTTGTTGATTCTACTGGCCAATCTCTTACTGCAAAACCATTTTCACACCTATTCGACGGCATGGCAGAGCATCTTCTCACGGCACCAGAGCTTCCTGCTACTACTCTAGCAACTAATTGTTACTCATATCTTTTCAATGGATGTATCTCATTAGTAGATGCACCAGAGCTTCCTGCAACATCCTTAGTAGCAGATTGTTATATGGGAATTTTTATGGGATGCACCTCTTTAGTGAACACTCCAGAACTTCCAGCAACAGTAATGGCTCAAAATTGTTATGCAAATATGTTCTACGGGTGCACCTCTGTAACGGTTCAGCCAACTCTTGTCGGTACAGTGCTAGCATCTGGTTGTTATCAAGGTATGTTCAGGGGGACTAGCATAACCCGAGCACAGCTCCCGCCGATCATGAACCTAGAAACAAGCTGCTATTTATACATGTATGCTGATACTCTTCTGAATGCTGCTCCTGCTTTGCCTGCTACTCGAATGTTCGGAGGTGCATATACAGGTATGTTCAAAGGCTGCACTAGACTCACACAAGCTCCTGCTTTGCCTGCTACCCGCGGGGATATAGGGTATAATTCAATGTTCGAGGGATGCACCTCACTGATACATGCACCTGCTTTGCCTGCTACAACTGGTTTGGTTCAGGCAGCCTATGAAAGCATGTTCGAGGGATGCACCTCACTGATACATGCACCTGCTTTGCCTGCTACAGAGCTGCCAAGAGCTGCATATCATGCTATGTTCTATGGATGTCGAGCTCTTAGTCAAGCTCCTGCTTTGCCTGCTACATCATTCACTGGTGGTCAAGTTTACTATGAAATGTTCAAAGGCTGCACGTCATTGACTGTCCCGCCAGCAACTCTCCCTGCCACTAGTCTTCTTGGCGAAGATTATGCAGATATGTTCTACGGATGTACTTCGCTCGAAGAATCGCCAGCTATATATGCAAGTCCTACTGCTACTTACTGCTTCAACAGAATGTTTGATGGAAATAGTGGTGCACTAAAGAAGATCACTGTTTACTCCGACTCTTGGAATGTTGTTAATACATCTTCTTGGACTCGTGGGTCTGCTGGTCGCGGAGACTTCTACAATCTGGGAGGCGCAACTATTCCAAGTTATTCAAGCGGAGCATATAAAGATGCTGGCATCCCGTATGGCTGGACAGTTCACACTTCACTCTAACAAAATGATCTGCACAGTTTCAACACTTCTTGAAACGGTGCAGTTTTCAATCTAACAAAAAGCAATGAAATACTTTACAATGGGCGAGATGTGCAAGAGCACTACAGCTATGCTCCATCACATCAGCAACTATCCGCAACAAGAAGAGATCTTCGACAACATCAAAACTCTAGTAGACAAAGTGCTAGATCCAGCAAGAGAGCTTCTGTGTGAGCCGATATATGTCAATTCTGGCTACCGTTCACCGCAAGTAAACAAAATGGTCGGAGGAGTGAAGAACTCTCAACACATGAAAGGCCAAGCTGCAGATGTCTACTGCAAGAACATGACAAAGCTTTGGAACATCCTCAAGCACCTAGAATTTGACCAACTCATCTACTACTACAAGAAGAACTTCTACCACGTGTCGTACAATGAAGGACACAACAGGAAGCAGATATTGTACATCTGACGCTGAAGAGCAGGAAGCTGCCCTATTTGAGCCGAACACCATCCTCCCTTAGTGGTTACTCATTTTGACTGCAACGAGGTCTTATACGTCAAATTTACAAACAAAGAAGGCGACCCGATTGGATCGCCCTCTTTTCGTAAAATGGCATATATAAAAGAAAGAATTGAACAACTGCTCAGGAATCCAAGTAGCTGTCCCCCTGTATTTGTTCAGCGATGTGGACCTTAAAATATCGGACTTCAGAGTGCTCGATTTGAGCTCTCTCTATCTCCTCTGCTGTAGTGTAGTACAGACAATGTTGCTCTGCAAAATCAAACTTGGAACGCTTCTTTCGGTTGGACTTCTGACGGTCTTTTCTGCGCTCTACCTTTACTGGTTTCATATCTTATCAGAGAATTTTCCAATTTTATACTTCTTAAGTTTTCTTGTTATAACATGCCGCTCTATCCCGAGACTTTTTGATATCTCTATAGTACCCATTCCTTTCACTACATTCATTGTGTATAGTATAAGCGGGCATATTTTAATACAGTGATATGGATTAGCTTGCCTTTGTTCAGACATTTTTCTTCTAGTCTCAGCAGATAACTTCTTACCAGTATGTGCTTTGGAGATTTTCTTCTTATGTTCTTCTGTCAGCTTCTTACCCAACCAAGGCGGATTTGTTGTCATGTGTAGTTTTGTGTGTTCGCTGCTTGTCAACAGTATCAACTCACTTGCTGGACGATGATAATATAAGTTGTGTTCAACTAACCACTTTCTAGATACGCCCAAGTCCGTCTCTTTTCGATGATGGAACTCGTAAACTTCTTCAGATCTACTAGCTATATCAAAGTTCTCGACTAAAGAAATATCCTCACAGCAGAATAGCTTTCCGCATTTTTCATTATAGGCCATTAAAGTTCATTGAGATATTTACTTAAAGTGTTCCAACACTCGGCTGTTATATTCGTATTCATTATGATTCCATCTGTTCTGGATGTTACCTTTAGGTGATTTTGCGGCTCTTCGTTCTCTGAGCGGATTATTCTGTCCAAATGTTTGTCTAAGAATTCATCTAACTGTTCATCAGTGAGAGAATATGTGAAATGGAGCTTCCTGTTGGTCAGAATGACGGCGTTTTTGATCGGATTCTGCTTAGTTCTCTTCATTCTCCAGATGTCTTTTTGCTTCTTCTTTCACATGATTGATGTAATCGCTCTCACTCATCGGAGTGTACTTCTCTGGATGCTCGAATGTCTCTGCTATGACATGAATCTTCGCAAAAGCATCGGAAATCTCTTGTTTCAGTGTCTGTTTCATTGCTTTGAGTTTTGTTTTGTATATAATAAAAGCGTTGGCGCATTTCTTAAATAATTCTCATGATAAAATATGCAAAATGAGTTTTATCTTCACTCAAGAAGCATCCGTTTTTGTATATATTGAATTGACAGAGCCTTTTTCTATGCTTGAGTTTTGGCTCTTCCCTCTCGGGAGGCAGAAGGCGCAGTCTGCCTCCCTTACAGCAGAGGATTAAAAAATTCGAGCATGACTATTATTATTGAATAAACAAAAACTCAAGCAATGCAGACACAAGAATACAACCCCACAGTCTCTTTCTTCTGCGACAGAGAAAATCCAGTGTGGATGATTTTCAATCCAGACACGGGAAAGAAAGAGCCGAAAGCTTCTAAACCGAGAACATACGAGAAAGCTCAACAAGAGGGGAAATCCGTATCACACCTAGAACACAGAAAGCTGAAGGAGATAATACTCTCTCTTCCGAAGATAAAGCATCCAGTCAAGGGCGCTGAAGGCAGTATGTACTTCTTCTTAGATGACACTCTCGTCTATCACAACAGAGAGGACATGGAGAAAAGAGGCACTTACTACAGCATTGGAATATGCGGAATAGATCTAGACCACATGCCAGAAGAACTGGCTGCACTGGTGAACGAGCACTTTCCGATCTACGCACAGAAGATGCCTCAACTGCTGGCATCTTACACATCTCACTCTAAGAAAGGTGTCCACATAATCGTTCGCTGCAGATCTGGGCTAGACGCAAAACAGTACATAACTCAAACAATACTCCAGACACTCCGTCTAGTCGAGGTGATAAAGGAAACAGACGGTGTTGATCTCACTGACTACATTGACGTGTCCAGCACATCTATGAGCCAGAGACACTTCACAGCAAGATGCGACAACCCGCAGTGGAACAGTCAATCTGAGGACTCCTATATCGAGCCGCCTACAGAGTGTCCTATCACAGGAGACAGCAAAGCAGCTCAGGATGTCCAGAAAAAATGGAAATCAGCTCAGTCTAGATGGGAAACAGACGCAGACGAGATGATGCGAGAGCTGATGCCTGAGCTGTTCGAAGAACAAGAGGACATCTACGAGCTAGAAGAGATAACTGATCCCATCAATCCAGATCTGTACGTGCACTACAACCGACGCTGGCTGGTGTGGATCTCTCTGTGGAAGCTGCTCAAAGGCGATGCGAAGCGATTCAAAGAGGAAGCAGAGAAGATCGCTGCCCAGTTCGCTAGAACC